AAAAAACGGCGAGAGAAAGTGCGGACAGTTCGTTAAGCAGTCGCATAAACAACGAAGTGACAATACGACAGGCGGCGGATAATGAACTGCAACGAAATATTGACAGTGAAATCACCGAAAGGCAGACAGCGGACAGCAAAAAGGCTGACAAAACAGAGTTGTACGGCACTGATGAAACAACAAAGCATACTGTTACATATTCATTGACTGCGGCGGATATGGCTGTCAGTATCGACGCAGGACACAGTATAGGCACGGTTACAGTAGCGGGTAACACGGTTAAATCAAAAATCCTGTTAGACGGTTATTCAATACAGGCGGCGGATTTATCAGCAACGTTCGGTTGCGGAAAAGGTGAGGACGGCGACAAATATATTTGTATATATTATTCACCCGAAACAGGTACGCTGACAATGACGGTTGAAGATGTTGAAACGTCACCGGAAGAGGGAACTATCGCATTAATGACGGTAGGATATAACACCGCAACAGTAACAACAATGTACAACAGGGCGCAAACGTTTACAGGTATCAACAATTTGAACGGACTAAAAACCGATAATAAAAATTCATTTTTAGAGGCGGTCAATGAAATTGCAACAAAACTGACAACTGAAATTTCAGACAGAGAGGACGTAGAATATTCACTGACTGAAAAAATCATTACTGAAATTTCAGACCGACAGGCGGCGGACAACGAGTTGAAAACAAAAATATCAGATATAAATACAGAACTGACAACGGATAACCTGTTTTATGATTTATCTAAATACGTCAACAGTGACAACACATTAGTCACTGACGACAGCGGTGTACAATATTTGTCATATTCGGATTTGTTTGAAAACGGAGTGTATTTGTATCACAATTTTGTTGTTGATAATTTTCGCCGTAAACCGAAAACGGAAACCACATTAGAATTGACATTCAATGTGGCGTCACGTCATATAGCTGGGGACGGTTGCGACAGTGGCGGTTTGAATATAGGTGAAACAGACGTATTGATTACATACACTGATACAACAACAGAAACATTCGGACAGTCATATTACACAGCAACCGATACAGGTGATAAAACAATCACGATAAACGGCACATCAGAAACGTATAAAACAACAAAATTTAAAATTGAAATTCCTGTAACCAAAGAAATTAAATCAATTTCATTCCGAATTGTATCGGATAACTTTTATACAAACGGTGACCCGATGGGCAATGTGTGTGAACAGGAAACATTAATACAATCCGCCGTTTGTTATGATGATGAATGTGTGGCGGTATTACGTGATGATATTAACGCGAATACATCAAAAATTACTGCCAATACAACAAAAATCACCGAAATTGATAAAACAGTTACAGACATTGCAAAACATCAAATATTTGTCGTGTGCGACGGCGACCACGACGAATTAAAAATACAGGCGGCGATAGATAGCGCGCCGTATAAAAGTATTATATATCCTGTAGGTGAATTGTGCGTTATCACAAATGCAAATATGAAGTCGGGTTACGGAATGACGGGAACTAATAACGGTGTGGCAATTCCGTTGAAGGGCGGTATGTCGTTAGACGGTTCGATGTGCGATACAATTATGTTCAAAAACACAAATCCTGTCGCAAAACAATATGTTTTTCATCTGCCGGAAGGCGCTAAAATGCAAAATGTAAAATTTACAGAGGACACGGACACAGTAACGGCGGACACAGTAAATCCGACAGTATTATCAGCGCAAAGTAGTTCACAGATAATATCCTGTACATTCTACGATATATTCAGTACACATCAATTCGGTGTATCAACGTTTGAAATGAGCAATGTTCTGTTTTTGAACAACGTCATAGATACGTTCGCAGGTGCACCGGCAAATAATTTGACATACGAAATAAAAATCGCAGGCAATTCGTTTGTTATGGGTAACAAATTTTTGAATTTCACGCAAAAAGAACAATCGTTAGGATATATGCTACAGGCGTCAACAGTTATATTTGTAAACAATTATATGTCCGGTTTTACAAATTGCAGTATTGATATAGGCAAAAAAATAGTAGGCAATATATTTAAAACGTTTACTGATTGCAGTATCGATATAAATGGCGAAATTTCGGACAATGAATTTGCAGCAATTACACAGAACACAAAAACACCGTTTATATACACCAAGGGGATTACATTAATCAGCGGAAACAGAATGCCTGTTATAAAAATTAATTCCGAATATATCGATTTTATCGAATGCGGAAATTATGCCGTTATATGCGGAAATTATATGCACATTTCCGCAGGCCCTACGTCGGGACAGTGTAATCTAATATCAGCCAGCAGTCAGACGCTGATAGCAGATAATATATTTAGGACAACGGCGTCTGTAACGGCAAATGCAGATTTTTCAATTATATACAGCGACGGTAAAACAGTAGTCAAAAATAACGTGACAAACGCAACATCAATCGGAACGTTCGGCGATACGTGCGTTGTTGACGGAAATGTGACAGGGTGGTGATATTATGTACAAATTTTATAGTAAAAACGGAACAGCACAATTTTATGAACGCGGTGTTGAAATTGACGGCACAGTGTACGGAATACATACCGATAGGGATATATTGCGTATAAAACGCAGGATTGTCAATGATAAATTCGCCGAAACTGACGACAATTTCGATATGGACACAGAAATCGCAAAAATTCAGCATACGAGCATCACATTTAAACAGCCGACATCAGAACAGCTGTCACAGATACAGGCGAAAACATACAACAGTATGTCGGAATTAAAACAGCACGTTCAGTCTGTTATGAACGGTGACGAAACAATGTCACAGGACGAAATCAACGCAATGCTGATGTTGCAGATTGCGGAACTAAAGGCAGGTGTTGACGGTGAATAAAACATTGATACGTAAATATTACAAAAAGGGAATATTTAAAGAAAAGCATTTAGATATATTCGTCAAGTCGGGAGATATAACAGAGCAAGACAAAAAAGAAATTATGGAGGGCTGATATGGAGGCAGAAAACGAAAAAGAAGTGTGGGAGCGTCTGACTGCCGTAGAGCAGTCCACCAAGTCGGCACACCACAGAATTGACGGTATCGAAAAACTGACAGAAAGTGTTCATATAATTGCTACTGAAACTAAAGCAATGAGAGAGGACGTAAACGATATTACATCACGGGTAGACGAAATAGAAAAACGTCCTACAAAGCGATACGAAACAGTAGTTACCGCCATTATTACGGCAATAGTAGGTGGATTGATAGGCTATTTTGTTAAAATGTTAGGATTTTAGTATTTTAGGAGGTATGTAAAAATGAAAGATTGGTTTAAAGCGGCAGGAATAAGAGCAATCAAGACGATTGCACAGACAGCGATTGCGACAATCGGTACGGCCGCCGTACTGGGTGACGTCAACTGGGTAATGGTTGCGTCAGCGGCGGCATTGGCAGGCGTGCTGTCATTGTTGACATCAGTTGCGACAGGATTGCCAGAGGTAAACAACGAAAAGGAGTAAGGGAATATGACAGATAAAATTTTTATAAATGCAGTAAAATCATTAATCGCAAATTATTTTAACAATAATGTTGATGTGACAGACGGTAAGAAAATCACCACAGATGATGTGTATATCGTGTGGAGCTGTAAGACATTGCAGAATTTTAAAGCGTTGGCGTCAACAACCGTATCGGACGGAATGTATTACGAAATCACCTACAATGGCGATAAAAACGAGATGTATTTTGACGCGTACAAGAAGTGGAAAAATATGACCGTAAAGGAGTGGTGATAATGTCGGCAATAGATAAATTGATAGAAATAGCCAGCACAGAGGTTGGCTATTTGGAAAAGTCAAGTAATTCACAATTAGACAGCAAGACAGCAAATGCCGGTACTGCCAACTATACAAAGTATTGGCGTGACATCAAACCCGAATACCAAGGCCAACCGTGGTGCGCGTGTTTTGTAACGTGGTGTTTTGTCAATGCGTTTGGAAAAAATAATGCACAAAAATTATTAAAATATTATCCGTATGTGTATTGTCCTACAATGGCAAATTTGTTCACATTAAATGCAAATCCAAAAGTAGGCGATATTGTTATATTCAAACACAACGGAACATTTACACATACGGGAATTGTTACAAGCGTAAACGGCGATTATTTTACAACAATCGAGGGCAACACAAACGGAGGTAGTACCATTATTGCGAATGGCGGCGGTGTTTGTAGAAAAAGTTATTATAACAGTAATTTACCGGGGACAAAATTCTGTACACCGGATTGGAGTATAGTCGAAGAAAGTGAGGATTTAACAATGGAACAGTATAATGAATTAAAATCATTAATTGAAAAACAGTCGGCGGAAATTGCCGATTTAAAAAACATCAACCAACAGTTGGTGAATGTAGTTCAAACTACAATGGTATACGATTTCAATGATGACAATATGCCACCGTGGGCGCGTCCTGCGGTGCAGGCGGCTATGGACTGTGGTGCGGTACAAGGTGATGAACAGGGCAGACTGGGTTTGTCCTACAAAGACCTAAGGGCAATTTGTAGGGAATACCGTTGCGGACTGTACAATAAATAGGACATATAAAAATAGGTGGCTACGTGCCACCTATTTTTTTATTTGTTTTCGTCTGCAATTCTGTTGATTGCTTCAACCAACAATTTCTCCGCCCACGCAGGCGGTTTTCTATCGCCATTCTCCCAATGCGACAATGTGCGTAATGGGACTTCAAAACGCTCTGACAATTCTGCCTGCGACAATCCTGCCGCAAGGCGAGCCTCTTTAATTTTATTCATTTTTTCAACACTCCTTCGCAGTGTCAATGGATTGCTTTCTGTATATGTTACGCAACAACGGTTCGCCGTCGCTACCAGTTCCTACAACATCACCCCATACACGGAATACGGGGCGACTGCTGAATGATATGCTCCCAAAAACCTGTATATCATTTTCAGGTATTATTTCATATTTTCCATCTGGGTAAAACAAAGCATTATATACAGACA